ATGTGTTCCTGTAATCTCTGGATTAGTAAAAGTTGTCTTCGCCACTAAATCCTCCTGAATACATAATCGTAAAGCACGTAATTAGCTAAGTAGTTAGTAGATATTTTGCCTACTGGTCTATATTCATCATTACGCCATATGAGCCTATCACCTGGGCATTGTGTTTTATCATCTATCTCTTTAAGCAATCGCCTAAGCTGAACTTTGATATCCCCAATCTGATAAATACCACCTGAATATACTATATCTGTTTGCTCTATTCCGCTAATAACTGCTGTAGTAATTTCTTGAATATATACAAAAGTTTTAGCTATACCTTTAGTCGGGTCACCAGCAGAAGTAGATTGATAAAGTTTAAGAGTAATTGGCTCTTCCATAACACCTTTACCAGCCTTAAGGTATTCTTTTACTACTCCTGAATCACAGTTATCGAAAATATTACAATCGTCCATTAGGTTATAATGTTTGTCCTATCAAAGTACCTAATTGCATTAATGTCCTTAAGCAAATCAGCTTCATTACTAGTAATCAATGCTTCAATCTGTGTGACTTGACTACTCTTATCAATCGACCTCCCACCCATACTCAAAGCAAAGTATTTTGTTGTAGGGAACTGCAACTCCCTTAAAGCAATAGTAAAGGCTTTTTTGATTATTGCTTCTGAATAGTTTTCACTAAAACTACTAGCATCAATAGTATGAAAACAGAGCACCCTCACTTGCTTCAATGCTGAATTAAGAATAGAAGTAAGGTCAGCATCCGTGAAAGGTGCCTTACTGTAATCAGCCCTGACAATATCAGTAGCCCCTCTTGCTACAGTAAAAACAATATAGCCTTCTGTTCTATCAACTGTATAATCTGTAGGATAGATATATGTTTCTGTTCCTCCAGTACCAATTACTCTTATTCTTTCAGGCGGATAGGCAACCCAATTTTTACTTGTAGAATCATAACGTGTATAAGCTACAGTATGTGGAGTTAAGTCCTCATCTACAACAGAGCAAGTAAACTTGCTAAGTCTTTCCTTTAATATAACTAAAAGGTCAGCAATGGTCATTTTTTATACCTTTCTTCGTATGCCTTAAAATCTGCAAAGAATCTTTCCCAGTCTATCTTGATTTCATCTTCATTCATATACTTATTAACTACCATCTTAAACATCTTTTTAAGAAGGTCCTGTAGGTCAGTATTTTCACGCCAATTGATAATCATTACACGACTTCTTATTTGCTTATCACTATCACCCTTGATATGATAATGTATAAGTAAATCATCGCCCTGAAAATCTATTTTATCAACTAATGTCATTAGCTTACCTTTATCCTTCTATACCTATCTAAAGTTGCATAAGCCTGTGTTCTAAAATCAGTAATCAAAGCAGAATAAGGAGTTCCTCCACCAAAGCTTCTCGATACTCCATCTATTGCTATTGAATTAGTACCGCCACCTGATTGAATGATGCTCTTGATTAAAAGTACTTGGCACGCTACTAATTTTGCAGCAGCTAAGCGTAGGTCATTAGGAAAGTTATTATCTTCATAACCATACTCATATTGAATTTCTACATTGTTGTTGCCTCTTAAGAATGTATAGTTCCAAAAAGGAATTGCTTGCATCTCCAAATAAAGTATTCTTGGAGGTATAGTTAAAATTCCATTTGAACAATCTACAAATAAATCTGCTTTAGTAATATCACTTTCCCACGTATAACCAACACCACTAAATCCACTTGTTCCTGAATATCCATCTAAATCTGGATACGGTGGTTGTATCGTTTCATCATCAGGTTCAGGTCCACCTTGATAGGCTACAGTTACTCCTGTAGATTCAATTACATTAATATTACGCCATCTTCTAAAAGTATACCAAGAAATTGAAGGTATAACTCTGAGTACACAATAGAAAAGATTTTTAATAGGCCTTCTTAAGCCAGCAATTACTTCTGTAGTTGAACCATTATAAAATTCTGTTATAGTCGTTTTGTCAAAGTTCTGTCTACAATATTGGTCAATCTCCCTTTTCAAAGTAGGTATGTAAAATGAAGTCATCCTAGTCTGTAAAGTATCTGGTATGTCACCTATATCTAAACCTAATAGACAAGCCTTCACATCATCCCATGTACAATAGTAACCTGAGATGGGCATTACCCCACCACCAGCAACAGTTAATTCAAAATCTTCTGAGGCTTGACAAACTATTCCATCAATTGTACCTTTATAAAGAGCAGAATAAGTTCCAGTAGGCTGGGCACCTGGCACAGTCCATGTAGCGTAGTAGTAACCTACAGATATCTTTACCATTGGCACAGCCGATACTATCAAAGAATCACTCAGCCATACTTCAACTGTAGGCGTTACTGGGTCTACAGCACTTCCATCTAATCTCGCAAATGTACAATAAAAAGTTGCTGTTGAACCAACGGTAAACTGTTGCATAGATTACTCCTTATATTGACGGCTCATTTGCCACTAATGTATCTATCAAAGCATCTTGCTCTGATGTAATACCATCATCAACTATCACAAGCAATGGTTCTTCTGCGGTATATGGACAAACACAACCATTAAAGTTTGCTCCTTCATCAGTAAGCACAGTACTACGAGTAATTAAGTTTCCAGCCCCATCAAGCTTTAAAGGTGCTTTCTCGCCTAGAGCTAAGTCACTATCTCCTTGCGGAGAAAAGTCACCAGTAGATACACCTGTAACTTCAGCAGCTACTGTATCACCTGGATTAGTCTTTACTGGTAATGGAGATTTGTAATCAGACATTTATTTCTCCTTATACTACGTTAAGAAACCCAGCCAAGGTAGACTCAAACTCTTGAGCTGTAGTTTCGTAATGAGTTACTTTTAATACTATAGCATCGCCAGCTACACACTTAATACCTACCGCACCGCCAAATACTCTCTGGCTTTCTCTTTCAGAAGAAGAAGTTCTACCATATAACTTCTGAACTCCATTAATATACAACTTAAATTCACCATCAGAAGAACCAGAAGCAATAACGCTTTGTAAGTGAAAAGTCTTGGAAGCTGGTACTGTGTAGTTGTTTATAACAGTTTCTACTCCAGTTAACACCCCTGTAGTCTTTAGATATACAGGTGTCAAGTCTTGAACCGTACTTAGTCCAGCCACAGTTCCTCCTATGATGTGCATTATTTAACCCCCAAGGTAGCTAAGTGGTGTGTAAAAGCCATTATGCCACCAACTATAGCTACTATAAAAGCAATTGAACCAAATATAACCTTAATCCAGGACGTATCCTTAGCAATCGTATCAATAACCGTAGTATTAGGACTTGCTGCGGTAAGAGCTGCTTTTAATCCCTTTTCAAGTACAATACAAATGTTAGCAGTACATTTTTCTCTCTCATCAGATAATGTTTTAATTAATTCGGCTTGATTCTTAACAGTCTCTTTATTCTGCTCACTAATCTGCCTATTGGAATTTGCAATACTCTCCATAGCCGTAGCAGCTTTAGCCTGTACATCAATCATTGCTAATAACTCTTCCTTAGTAATCTCACTCATAGTTTTATTTCCGTTTGTTCATTCAATAGCTGGTTTTTATCAATTTTGTACCCTTTCTCTGCGGGTATACAGATGAATAATTGCTCGGCACCTTCAGTTAATCCAGTAACTCTATGTAACTCACCTGGTTCTAACTTTACACAGCCACCAACATCAACGACCCGATAAGAACCATTCTCAAAATCAACTGCAATCTTGCCCTTGTACTGCAAGAGATATTGCGTAACACCTTCGTGCCTATGGAATGGAGTAGAATCACCTATCTTTTCATAGATAGCGTGACCAGCAAGACAGTCATCTTTATCAAAGATAGTAGTTAGAATAGCATCTTTTGATTTCAAAGTTGTGTTAGACAACCTAGTAATTTCGCCAAGAGACAATAGCTCCTGGACTGAATCTAACCTCTTACTAACGGCATTAATTAATTCTAACATAACTTAATCTCCTTATACAACTTTAAAGAAAATCTGTCCTTGTACTATTTTAGTTCCTGTATCTGCCCAAGTAGTATCTCCCCAAGCTGGTCCAGGAAAACTGATGATACTTGTTCCATTACCAGCAATACAAATACCGATACCCCCTCCTGCAGTTGTATTTAATGAACCATTATAAGCATTTCCACTTATCGTATATGGAACAGTAAATGAAGTTGTGGCTGCATTACTTGTACCAGTTATGTAATAATTAACAAAAACAATATCCCCTATTTTCTTAATGTAGATATTTCCAGTCGGGCTTGCTGCCCATCCAACTATAGTAGAAGTTGCAAAGTAATCAACTACGGTTGCTTCGGATGCTGGCTTATCTGCAAATGCAAAAGTAGATGCACCTTCCACTAGCATTGCACCATCAAAATAAGCAATTGCACCTTCCCCTACCGCTAATTGTACTTGTACTCCTGTAGCAGCAGGTCCCATAGCACCAGTTACTGTTAATAATTGCCAAGTAGAATCCCCTGTGTGTTTAGTTGACCAGAAATCTGTGGTATCATCATTAAGCATCAATCCAGCTACACCAGGAGCATTACACCATACCCAACAACTAAAAGTTAGTGTTCTTCCTTGCCAGTAAGCGGTGCCTTTTTCAGCAGAAATCCCCTGTCCCAAAGCAGTATGAACTCCAGCAGAAGTTACAGCTACTGAAGAAGTCCCTATCTTAACTACAGAAATATTTTTAGCAACACTGCCTGGAGGGTCATTAGCAAACAAACTCCAAGAATCAGGTGCAACTGATGTTCCAGCAGACCAATTTTCAAAGTCACCATTAAGCACTAAATTAGTAGGATTAACTGAACCATCGCCTAGAACCTTATTGCCAACAGCTGTATCAATATCTGCTTGATACATAGGTCTTTCAGAGAAAGCAAATTGACTTCCTCCTTCAACTATCATAGCTCCATCAAAATAAGCAGAGCCAGTCTTATAAATGTTGCAGTAGAAATCTAATCTAGTAGCTGCTACATTTACAGTATAAGTAAATGATAGCCATTCCCAGGTTCCACTGCCAGTATGTCTTGAAGATTCAGACCCTGATACTTGGTCGTAAATACCTAATACAGCAGAGTCTGCCACATCACACCAGACCCAACAACCAAATGTCATCTTCCTACCTTGCCAATAAGCTATATCAGTTTCATAGTTAATAGCAATTAGGCAATCCCCATCTTCTCCTAGGGTTAATTTGGTTGAGTATGAACCGAACCTAAATACTCCTCCGTCTCTGGCTACAGCACCAGAAGCCTTATTAGTATAGAAAAACCAATAATCAGGAGGGTCAGTAGGACCATTAGACCAATCTTCAAAGCTACCATTAAATGTAATATTAACAGGATTAACTGAACCATCCCTAGCCATACCAATCGGAATCCAGATACTACTAGACAGGACATAACTGTTTCCTGTATCTATTTCATAGAAAGTAGCACCATCTATAAGAGTCGTCGGCTTACTATCACTTGAAAGACCTACTAATTTGTTTCCTACAAAGTATTGGATTGACATTTTTTAATCCCCTTAGTTTACTACATTAAAGTTGCTTAAATTATAAAGACGGCTAAGGGTAGATAGAGGGAAACTACCTACCCCCAGCATTTTGTTATACTACAACGCTTGTTACCACTATTTCATTACCAGTTTCATCTTTAATACACCACTTAACAATCCTATTCGGAGTTGTTCCAGTAGCGACTACATACATTCTCATTGCGTCTGCTGCGGGTGTTCCTGGAGCTGTCTGAACCGCCTGCTGTAAAGGTGAAACGTCTAGGTCAACTAAATCTCCTGTGTTTGTAGGAGTCATTCTTTTAGCTGCCCCACTGTATCCTACAGCATCCCCTCTGTCCCAGTACTGAACACCAGCACCAGACATACCAGAGTATCCAGAAGTACCAGACGCACCGCTATACCCAGACTCGCCACTAGCACCGCTGTAACCAGAGGTACCACTTTCTCCTGAATAACCAGATGCTCCCGATTCGCCACTATAACCTGATTCCCCACTGGCACCACTAAACCCTGAAGTACCTGATGCACCAGAGAAACCGCTTATACCTGAAGCTCCGCTATAGCCACTTATTCCACTAGCACCTGATGCACCACTATACCCAGAAATTCCAGATTCGCCTGAATATCCACTTACACCTTCGGGACCTCTTTGCGAAGCTACCATCTCTATTGCATCACCAGTAGTTAATGAACCGCTACCGCTTACATAGGTAACACCAATAGTATGATATGCCCCACTATCAACATTTGAATCTACGTGATAGTAAGCATAATTAGTTAGTGCACCTACTTTCTGAATTCTAACGTGGTCTCCAGGTAATATGTCGTCTAACAATATTTGGACATTGACAGAACCAGAATCAGTATCGTTAGCCCATAACACAGTTGCAGAAGCAAGTGTAGCATGGTTCAGACGAACAGTACCAGTTGCAGGTGGAGCTGATGTCGTATCATTATAATTATACGGCATTGAGATACCACCAGTAGGACCTACAGGACCAGCTTCTCCTGAATATCCAGACTCACCACTTACTCCACTATACCCACTTTCGCCTGATTCTCCTGAATATCCAGATTCGCCACTAGCACCTGAGTATCCGCTAGCTGCTGAAGCACCACTATATCCACTCTCTCCCGAATAACCTGATTCTCCACTTTCTCCTGAATATCCGCTTATGCCACTAGCGCCTGAATATCCACTTATTCCACTAGCGCCTGAGTAACCGCTAATACCAGAGAAACCAGAATAACCTGATGCTCCGCTGTAGCCCTCAATCTGCTCCCACGCACCGCCTACTTTTTGGAATAGTTTTCCAGTATCGGTTTCTACAAGGAATGCACCATCGGCTACATTCAACGGTTTTACATCTGGCGTGGATAAACACGTTATCCTATCACCAGCATACCTTTGAATTGCCATCTCTTACCTCCTTATTAAATTCTTTTAACTATGTTGATAATATCAACTGGTTCTACAAATACATCTGCCCTATATGTTGCTGCTTCCCAGTTTTGAAACTGTCTTTCTCTTAAATACTTTCTATCCTTGAGCAGATTTATATTTTGTTTATGCCCAAATATGTTTGGGTCTGATTGCCCAAATATTACTACACCCTTCTTACCTATTAAATAAGCTAAATGCTGAAAGAAGTTATCAATTGATATCCAAGTGTGACTTTCTTTAATCAATTGGGATAAATCTTTTAGTGGCAGATTAAACCTTACTTCATCTGCTCCTAGTAATTCTTCCCCAACTACACCTACTTGAATTACCTTATATCCTTCTTCCTTTAATCCTTTGATTACCTCTACCCACTTTGGATAATCTTTAGGATTATTTGTTACACCACTACGCATTTTTCTTGAGAACGGGCTAACTATAATTGTCTTCATCTTTATCTCTCCTCTTTATCTATATTGTTCAGCAAAAGCTTCTTCTAATGGTTTATTCCAATTGTGGTCCCACATCCACTTATACGTATTGAAGGTATCGTAGTTCTTTCCGAACAATCCTTTTGCTTCTCCTATACTTATAAGCTTTACATCTCTATCATCTTCAAAGACTTCATTATAGCAAGCAGCTATAATTATCTTCTTACCTTTATTCCTAGCTTTAATCTCTGGTAGTATCTTTTTGAAGACTAGGTGGTCACCTAAACCATTATCCAGAACTATGAACTTATACTGGCTGGCAGTAACTCCCCACTCTTTCATATTCTCAGAGAAGACTCTTTCACATTCCATTATCTTTTCTCTCTTATCATCTCTAATACCACCAGTCTGCTCATTAAAGTGCCAAGTCAAAGCAGAAGTGTCTACTAATACACGCCAACCCTGCCTCTTAATACGATAAGTGAAGATTGTTTCTTCTCTGTGGATAGGGGCTCGTAAATCATAGCCTTCTTTTGCAGCTGCCTTCCTAAATATAAATGTACTATACAAATGGTCTACTTCCTCAACATGCTTATCTTGACGATACCATTGAATATTCTGCCCAAGATAAATGTCTTCTATTTTATTAGAAGCTAAAGTAGGTCTCCACCCATTTGATTTAGGGTCTATAACTAATCCACCTATAGCACCTACATCAGAATCAATATTGCTTACCATTCTCTCTAAAGCATGTGCTTCAGCAATATTATCATCATCAATTCTCCATATCCAAGTTGTCTTTGCATCTTCAATCGATTTCTGATGGCTGTAAGCTTGACCTTTTCTTACTCCAAAATTTACTGCCCATTGAATTTCTTTAGCAGCGAGTAGAGAAAAGATGTTCTTATACATCGGCTCTTGCCTCAAGTCTTTTTGTTCACCATCATCATAAATCAGAATTTTTTCTGGTTTGAAAGTTTGATTAGCAACTGATAATATGCATTGTGGTAGTGTGGTGAAGTATCTATTTCTTGTGGGGATTACTACCGTTACACTCACCTTTTCAAAAACCATTAAAGTATTCTTAAACCACCAGAGTTTACTATTTACAACAGCTGTTCTGAAATCGTCAGTAGCTTTTTTATCAAGTAAAAACCCTCGTTCCTTCATCCTATTTATTACATAGTGATTGGGTCTTTCATTGATATGCCCATCACCACCTTGACCTGGAACTGCCCAAGACATTATCACTCTTGTCGCATGTTTTGTAATATTATTCATAAACACATTTTCAAATGCTGGGTCAATATGTTCCGCTACCTCTAAGGACATAACAGTAGTATTCTCTGGCAGATTAGGTAGCACTAAATCTTTTGAAAGGTTCCACCTGAATATTGGGTGGTAAATAGACACCTTATTCATATCTTTAGTGCCTTCTACAGCTATTACTGTATAGCCCTTCTTTTCCAAGAAATTACAGTAATAGCCATTACCGCATCCTAAGTCAATGACTAAATCCTCTTTCGGAATATAACCCAAAAGAGCATCAGCCAACTCATCACTATTATAATGATTGATAGCTTTGGATACGTCCCAAATAGATTGACAATTTCCAAAAGAACTTTCATTATATCTCTCCCTGAGTATGTTACTCTTCTGTGAGATAACTTGAGCATTCTTTGGTGTGGGATTTCCTTCAGTATGCGATTTATGATAGAGTGGCATATTAGCTACATTTGCTATCTTCCAACCTGCTACCTTAGCTCTAATACATAAATCAACATCCTCACCAAAGTAAGGATTGAATATAGGGTCAAAGTATCCTATCTCTTCAAACACTTTATGTCTGATTGCTGTGCAAAAAGAGATTATAAACTCCTGATTAGAACTCCAATCTTTATGAAGCTTTCCAGTTATACCTACCTTCTCATCTGCAATCATTGGCGTTAACAAAAGATTAAGCCATTGATTAGTCTGTTGCTCAAGCAAAACTGAATCGTCATTCATTAAAATAACAAACTCACCTTTGGCTTCTTTACAACCCATAGTAAAAGCTGAAGCTACGCCTATTTTATTCTTTTCAAAAAGTAACTTAAATGGTTCACCCAAACCTCTAACATACTTGATTAAAGATTTTGGACTGCCATTAGCAGCTATAATCACTTCAACATCTTTCAAATCAGTGTACTTCATTATGCTATCTATCAAGGGCTTGATAACATTTACATCATTACAGGTTGGTATTACGATTGAATATCTCATCTCCACCTCCACGAATCGTTCTGGTAAGTTGCCCAACTTGGCGAGCAAGTACGGCAAAGTCTGTATTCTGTCTCGTGTTCTATCTTTGCAAAGTTATCTATATGCCCTATCACAGCGTCACCGTTAAAATCAAAACAGCACGCCACTATCTTTCCATCCCATTTCATACAAGCCATCCGCTCATTTATAAATCTACAACTAATAGATTTATGTGGCTTGTCCCAATTCCAATTATGAGTTGCATGTACAAGCAATGGATAATGTTTATCCTTAGAAGCCCATCCTAGTACTTTATGCTCATTACAAGATAGCACTTGCCCTAGGACCTCCATCGGTTTACCCATTCCTTCATTAATGTCATAAGCTCTTTTGAATCCACCATAACTTTTTTCAGTATGGATACTTACTTCCAACTTCGTAAGACCACTATCAATTAACTTTTTGAATAAGTCAGCAGTAAGTAACGTTCCATTCGTATGCATCTCCACTTTACGAACATACTTTCTAGCTATCTTAGTATATTCACAAGCTTGCGGATGCAGTAATGGTTCTCCACATACTGATAATCCTATACAATTATTGATGCTGTCTTTTTCTACTACTTCCATAGCTTTTAGAAAATGTTCAAGTTTCAATATCCCTTTTGGATATCTAACCTTACTTTTGTTTGGGCAGTAATCACATTTTAGATTACACCCATTTGCTAACTCTATCGAATGCAACTTCATTTACTACTCCTTTCTCTATATCTTTATCTTTATTCCTGCTTTGTCATTAATATAACTTCATCACCGTCTTTATCTCTAACTTTAAGCGTAGTAACCTTGTTCGGAGTTGTGCCTGCAACCGTAGTAAGGATTTGAGTATCCTGTGGATTGAGAGCCTGTAACTCCATAATGTCAATTTCATTTTTCTTTTGGCTCATCTAATTCTCCTTAAACAGTTGTATCAGTTACTGCCATACTCGCTACCTTGTCATCACTATTATAAGTAAAGGTAGTTAACTTAGCTGCTGCACCACCTGCAGAACCTGAAGGATACTCCTTCATTGTTTCAATTTTACCCGCCCCATTACCAGCTGCTACATAAGTATAGGCAGTAGTAATGTTTTTCTTATACATTGGGTCATCATCAGCTTTAGCTAAAATCTTTTTATCTGTAGATACATCAGCTAACTCAGCACCAGAGCCACTCTGTATCTTAACATTGCCTACAGTAATAGAACCAGAGAATACTGCATCTACTTTAAGCTTATACGTTCCATCACCCATATCCTCAACTGCTAAAGGATAAAATACATCTGTTGTTGGGTTATAGCCAAACAATACAGCAGCTGGTCTACCGTTAGCGTCTCTTGGAATTGATAAATCTGTAAATAATTGGTCTGGCATAGTTCCCCCTACTTTGCTATTACAATGTCCTCAGTAATCTGAACATTTATGGCTGTTCTGCCCTTTTCATTTTCTGATAAGTCAAATTCTACTACTTGACCAGTCTTAAGAAACTTTTTATTGAGCTTATCTAATAAACCCTTCTCTATACCCGAATAATGGATGAAGACATCTGCTGTCTTATCATCTGGAGTTATGAATCCATACCCTCTTTTGGTATTGAACCAATTACACTTCCCACGCATATTAAACCCTCACTTTCTCTTTAAAAAATTCTATCCATTTCTCTTTATTAAAATTAGTCTTAGCGTGACAACTTGTGCAACAAGACATTAAATTACTAGGGTCTAAATTACATTTATCATAATCAACGTGATGGACGTGTAATTTCCTACCATTCTCTACTTCTGGTTTACCGCATACTTGACACTTATACTCATCACGCCTACGGATTTGCTCTTTGTAGGTCTTATTCCATCCAAGAGGATAAATTTCATAAGACTTACCACCTTGCCAGCAATGATGCTTACTGCCATTATACACTTTTGCTTTATCAATAATCCCTTTATGCCACCTAGCTGAAAATTCTAAATCCTTATGTTTCTCTAAAATCGCATCAGAAATAGCATCACGTCTCTCTTGAGTAGCAACTTTACCACGATAAGAAGGGTCTCTCCAATTAATCTTCTTACTTTCTGACTGAGAAATAGCCATAGAAGCAACAATAGAACTTGTTTCTTTTGTTAACCCCTTGTTCCAAGCTGGATTTGTTCTTCTGTAAACTCCTGTTGGCATCTGTATCTCCCTTGTTAAGAAATTTAAGTGGTGGGTGGTGGTCAATCCACCCACAAAATTTATTTATTAGACCTTGGATTAATACAGTTAAGTATTAACCGCAGTTAGTAACTTTGCCCTGGAACGCTTCGCATGTCATCTGTAGAACTGAGAACTCACAAATGATTGTACGATACGCTGTTTGAAGTAAGGCCAAATCGATAGAGCTGATAGGCATTAAGTCAACCATTTGGATTGCATTACCATCATCAAGTACTGTCTTGTCATCAATGACAATGATATTACCATCCACACCAGTGTTAGGCAGATACCGACTTCCGATAATATCTTGAGTACCAAACGGGCTAACCCATTTAGTTACTGCGATACCAGCGGGGACGTCAGCCATAGCACCAGCACCAGCCTGGAATAATCTGTAGTAAGAACCCATGACTAAATCAGAAAATCTCTGATTATCACGATACGACATAATTATTGCCTGCGGTTTTCCACCTTTCATTGTGATTGTCTTCAACAGATTTGTAATCTGTGTCAATGTGAATGGAGCTGCGCTTGCTGTTTCTGTGTTGGTACTAATCTGCGTTAACAACCCATCGAACTG